CTCCTTATCGTAGTAGCTTTAGCCGTCTTGCGAGTTCGTCGGCGGCGCTGCCTTCTATAGTTACCCCAGAAGATTTCGCACCTTTTTGGCCGGTATCGACAACGCGTGTCGGATTCTTTGGATCAAACGCCTTGATGGTGCCATCGGCGGTAGTGCGGAACTGAAACGACGTTCCACCGCCACCGCTGCTACCGCCAGTTCTAATATCGTTTGCAAGACGAGCGCGCTGAATACCAAGGCTCTCACGCTGGTAAGCGTTCATCTGCTGTGGGATAAACAAATCTTTACCCGATGCGTCTTTAAGAAACTCGGTTGGATCATCCTTGTTAACAAACTTAAATCCGTTGCCAGTATCAATCTTCTCATAATCTTTAGGAAGGTTAAACCCAGCCGGTTTGCTCTTGCCGCTTGCAAACAAAATGTAAGTCTGGCCGTTGTCGGCGCGCTTAATCTGCTGAACTTGGTCCTGACGGAACGCAATCTCTGAAATCTTTTCAGCTTGCTTTTCAAGAGGTAAACCTTCGAGCGCGTTAATCTCATCCTGCTCAAGTGCGACTTTGTACTTCTCAATGGCCGCACGCTGCTGCCGTTCTTGCTGCTGGGCCTGCTGCAACTGAGCAATCTGATACTGAGCGTTCAGCTTATCCATCTGCTGCTTGCGCACGCTCTGAAGAACAGCGGCTGGATCAGAAGCGCCACGGCTACCTGCGGCCTGAAGTACTTGACCAAGCGCGCTGATCTTTTCGCCAGTCGATAGCGGGCCAACACCGCCGCTCATGAGAGCCTGCATATCCGCAATGTACTTTGCCGTCGGCGAAAGCTGCGGCGCTGCGGGTGCGGCAGGAGGCGCGGCCCCTACCGGAGCAACAGCTTGTGGCGCGATAGCAGGCATAGCCCCGACAGAACGCACCACGCCACCCGGAGGAGTGCGGTTCGGGACCAATGATTGCAGCAAGGTTTCCATTGGAGTCGGCATCTACTTAAGCCTTCTTAGCAAATAGATCGAGAAGAGTACCAACCGCTGACGCGGCTGAACCAATTTGGCCGAGCGTTGACTGGCCGGGTGCAGTTGTCGTTTGCGTGACTGGGGACGGAAGACCCTGCGAACCCATGAGCAACGTCTGAAGCTGCTGCTGCGGGAAGCCGCGCTGTTCGAGGAAGTCCTTGTAGGCCAGATCAAGGTTCTGCTGAGCCATGCCGCGCTGTGCTTGGCCTGCGCCTTGAAGCATCGCCGCGTAAGACTGCTGATTGCCCAGCGCCTGTTGGCCGTAGCCCGCAAGAGCAGATGCACCCGCAAGCTGCTGACCCGGCAGATTTTGTGCAAGCCCAGCGGCTTGCGTGTATCCCTGATTATACAGGTTCGCCAGCGTCTGCTGAGTATTCAAATCCTGCTCGGCTGCAAGCTGCGCCTCATATACACCACGGCGTTCGTTACCGAATGCGTTTGATGCGGCTAGTTGAGCCTTGGTAGCAGCGTCACGCTCGGCGCGGCTCTGAGCGAGACGGGCCATCGTGGCGTCGATGACGTTAGTCTGGAACGGCGACATGAAGCCGGACACGTCCTGCTGAAACTGCTGCGGGGTATATCCGGCTGCACGTTGGGCTACGTCAGTAGCCTGCTGAAGTTGCGGCATCCCAACTTGATTGGTTGCTGCCCCGATTGCCGTCTGAAACGCCTGCTCTTCAGCGGGACGGAACTGCGCAATGCGTGGCCCCTGATATGCCTGATACGGAATGGATGCGACTTGCTGTGCCGCTCCGTAGTTACGCGCCAGAATATCCTGAATGAAAGGGTTCAGTGACTGAGTTTGCGTAGTAGTTACCGCCATTATAATCTCCGTGCGGACTGGCCGCTTAATCCTTCGTTATTAACACAAAACAAATTAGATTGACAGCCCATTACACGTGCCGTGCACGTACTTGTTCAGAGTGACTTACATAAATTTCCACATGATGCCCATTTTCATCGACCATAATTAACCTCGCGGGCGGATGGATAAACACATCAAGCCCCTGAACATACCGCTCATTCATTGTCATTTCAATTAAACGATTACGTTGCGCCTCATACGCGGGGTCATATTGAGCAGGAGGTGGAGGAAGTTTTAGGTTCATCGACGCCCACCCGGAATAGCATTAAGCCGCATGATGCCCACACGCCAATCGACGTTGCGTGCGCCATCGACGCGCATGTTGATCTGCCGTCCGTTAAAGCGCACCGACGTTGGATTGTCTAGAGAGTACGGCCCGTAGGTTGTCTCTTCCCCGTTCGGGTAATACTTCTTAATGAACGTCGCCGTCACATCGCCCTGTGTCCGCTCGTCTGGGATCAACTCGTTGATGTGCAGAACACGGTCGCCCTCGCCAATCTGAATTGGCCCAGTCTCGGCGAACACATCACCGCCACCGGGACGGACGAATGCGAACTCTTGGTCGTAAACTTCGCCGCTTGGCGACCACCACATTGGGTAGTTGAACACGGTCTTGTCAACGCCGCAAGTGCGCGCCAGTGTACCGATGGCCCAATGGTTTTCTTGGAAATTCCAAACGACATAGCGGTCGTTCTCAGTCGATGACGCAGATGGGTAGAACCACCACACTTCGCCAAACTCTGCATTCGGAACGCAGACAATCTTAGACCGCTGAGAGTTATTGATGTTGGAGAAGATGTAATCTTCTACGTCTGACGGCATCGGCTTAACATAACCATCGTACATGAAGAAGCCACGGTTGCCCATCCAGACTGCCATGTTGTCAAGAACAGCTATGGCTTGGCGGGAGATGATGCCACAATTACGACCGGCTGTTTCGAACTTGTAAACGAATGGAGCGCCAACGTAGTCCGCAACATGTGCGTCTACGTCAGTGAGAACCAGCGTCTGGCCACGAACACGACGGGCGCACATGAGGCTGCCCGGCGTTGTAAGGATGAAGCTACCCGCCAGATTGGTGGACGCGGCTGTCCAGACCGTATTGTTCTCAAGATCGCACCACGCAATCTTACGCGGGTTGTCGTCGGCCCCCAACGCAAAGATCGAACGCTCGTTGGTAACGCAAAGGCCGACACAATTCGCGGGAGAGTTAGCGATCTGCGCTGCGGGTGTTGCAGGAGCTACATCGTCCAACTGCCATTCGTACAGCTTGCCGTCCGACGTGGCGCAGGACACGAGGTATTCGCCCCAAGTGTCGAGGCTCCATGTGGTTGCTTCGGTAACCGGGCTAATGTCAGGACGGGGTGTCCCGTAGGTATAGCTGCCGTAAGTAAGGTCGCCGTAGCCAGTGTTGTCGCTACCGTCGGCTGGGCCGGGGACATACCCGGCGGGTGTGATGTCAACAAGAACACCAGCCGAGGTCATGCTGTAGAGTTTTGTGTTAGTCCCTACACCGAGACGGCGAGTGCCATCGTTTGAACGCCACGCAATTGTAGAACGCGGAACACCGTTTGTGGCGCTCGTAGTACGAACGCGCCATCCACCAATCGGGCGCATTGTCCCGTTATGCCAACGCACAAGGTTGGCGTCATACCACCGCCCTGCGGCCTGAAGTTCAGTGCCGTTGCGATATACGCCGGGTGGTATTGAGATAGGGATCAGTGTCATGCCGGTGTCCGTGTTGAGGCGCTTGGCCCTTATATCACTTATTTGGGATTTTTACAGCCTCTTCCCATGCTTCTATTGTTCGGCGGTGGCGCAACGCGCAGTCACCGTATTTAGCTATTATATCAACTTCCCATATAGCGCGCTCAGGATCAATAAGCGTAGCTGGTGGCGAGGCAAGCGGCGGGCAGTTACTCGCTAGGTTCGCTGGCGGCTGCGGCATTGGCGCGATTGACGCCGCCTTCGAGCAGCCCGATAAGACGAGGGTCAGGAGCACAATCAGCAGAAACAGCAGGCAAAGTCTTGTATATCTCGCGGATGGTTTGCTTCTCTCCGGCGACCACCACATCGGCTTTATCTCGTTCGGATTGGTAGAGCGTTGAAACCTCATCTATTTGTCCTTGCATTTGCTGGCGCTGCTTCTCAGCTTTTTCCAGAACCGCAGAATACGCGGCATCGCACTGCCAGTCTTTGATCTTCCATCCGGAGGCGAGGCCAATAGCAAGAGCGCCTGCCGCCACATAACCCATGAATGGATCAATCCGCACCATTTATTTTGCCCCATTCTCTCACCGCAAATATAGTCGCACAAGATGCAATCGTAGCCGCCAAGTCCGTAAGGGAGATTGGCTGGCTGGTAACAATAGGCAAGGCTACCGCATTTACAATAACACCGCAAGCAATACCGACACATGTGACTGGACGCCACCAAACCCGGACACGCTCAAGCAGTGCGGCCTCAAGTTCTTTAAGCGTCATTTTGGGTCTGGGTATTTAGCGTGCGGAAGTTCCCAATGTGGACCGTCCTTAAACGACTTCCAGTCCCCGCCCCACGTAATCGACACATTCTCAAGGCGCGCTGCCTTCTTCATGGCCTCTTCGATTTTATCAAACAGCGGCCAATCCCAACGGATGCTGCCCGCTACATACGGCGCGATGTCTACCGCAAAGCCGTGAATGTGGCGCGAACGCATCGTCTTGGTCGCACCTTTGGCGAATAGTTCTTTCTGCCGTGCTGGTGTACGCAGCCCTTCGATGACGGTAAAGTCAATATCGGAAATGCTGATAGCGCGTTTAACGACGCGCACCAGATCAGGGTGCACGCCGCGAAGGTTTAACAGGGAACGTGGGCCTAGCTTAAACGCCATTACCGATCTGCCTTGTTGTCCAGCTTGTCTTCAATCCGGCGTAGGTGCATCATCACCTCGTCGAACTTCTTGTCGATGCTGTTGAACTTCTCGTCACCAAACTCAAGTTTCGTTTCAAGGATTGCGAGACGGTTACTCAACTGCGTCCACACGCCAATGATGGCGAAGATGCCTGCAACGACGGTGAGAAGCGTATCAATACCGAATGACATGTCCATCGAAGTTACTCAGCAGGAGGGGCTGGTTCAGCGGCGGCCTCTTCTTCGACCGGAGCAGTGGCCGATGGATGCCAATCGGCTTCATCAAAATCAACCATGATGTCCGCACCCATGAACGACGCGGCGCAGTCACGCACTTCGTCTTCGTTGGCAAACTTTGCCATCGTGCGGGGGTTGTAGGTCGGAAGGCGAAAGCCACGCTTGCCGCTGCCATCGTAAACAGTTGCGGAAAGGTCTGAGTTAATTTCGATAATCATGCGTCTGTCTCCACGCCGATGAGGTTTATCTGTGAGCCAGACGAATTGGCGATAATGGTTCCCGCCACCAATGTTAGCGAAAGAGGGCTTACAGACTGATATGATATGTTAATACTAGGAACGGGGGCAGTTATAGCAGCGCCCCCAAGAGGGGTGACAGTTATCGACGTAGCAACTGTATTTCCGTAAACTTGACCCTGAAATTTTTTCCCAGCAGGAACGGTATACATGATTACACCACCAGCGTCGGCCCTCGCTGCAATCTGCCGTGGGTTATTGAATGAAGTCTGCAAAGACACGGTCGTGGTTGAAGAAAGCATGGCTTAATTCCTTACAGGGTGGTTTCGACGCCGGTAACGCGAAGCGTGGCGGTTTGCGGGTAGAAGGTTGTGTTCAGCTTGTTCGCGCTATCATCTGAAAGCGCATAACCAGATAGCTTAAGCGTGGATGCGTCGGTAGTGTTAGGCGAAATGCCGCTTAAATTAAGGGTAATAGAAGACCCGAATGTCTGGGTAACTGGGTTGAAATTCTTATAAACATAGTTGTAACCCGCTGGATTAGTTTCGCTTGACATAAAGTATAACTTGTTGCCAGTTCTATCTGCGGTAGGCCAATTAAGCGCAATAGTCAGTTCCGCAGTGTAAACATCTGTGCCTGAGTAAACTGAATTAACGGCGCTTGTGGTTGTTCCTCCAGAGGTAAGAGGGCCAAAATCCGCGGTAGTTCTTACAAAAATGTCGCGTGAAATCCCGGTGTTTTCAGTTGATACAATGTAGTAGGTGCTGTTGCTGTAGAAAACTTCAAAAACAGTTTCTGTAGAAATTTGGTTACCAATCGGCCCGACTGAGTTATAGATCCGTATCATACCGCCCGTTGTCGGGTTAATAGCATAACAGCCAGTTTGGCTGGCTTCCCCGCCGTTTGAGTTAGATGTCCAAAAAACCAAACCGT